ATTATTGTTTTTACATAATATGTTGTATTGATAGCTACGCCACCAAACACTGCACCAGTAAACTGAATGGGCTTGTTAACAAACAATAGTCCTGTGTCAGTGCAGGTTAATGTGTCGTCTGTTGCTTCTGTTGCTGTAATGGCTGCTACAGCTGGAACTAATGGATAATCGTGTATTTGGAAATCTAATCCAGTACGACTATCATGGTAGTTTGTAATTGCTCTACGAATGATTTGTGCGTCTATTGTAGCACCAGTTAAGTCTGTTGGAGTTGTGCCTGATTGCCAGCCACTAACATAACTTGTTACTGTTGCCCAGCTTAGGTTCCAAAAGTCTTTTTGATCGTAAACGAGATTTTGTGCTAATATTTGGGCGTCAAAGCCCGCGACTTGATTGAGTGTATTTTGACTAAACTTAGCCATATTATTTCCTTTGCTATCTCGCATTGTAACGAAACACAACTACCTCGCTGTGTTTCGTGTATGTGATAATGTATTTATGCTTACTTGTAACCTATTTCACCGGTAGTAGGATTATAATATAGTTGTACGGTAAAGGCAGCATTGCCAGTTACGTCACGTATAGGTTTAACAAAAAATGCATTAGCTGTAGTAGCATTCATATTACTACCAGTTGAATTTAAGGCAATTGTATTAGTTGCAACTTGTTGAATTAATGCTCCAACAGCAACACTATATGATCGGCTAATATTTTTACCAGTTTGATATCCAATTGAAATAGCATAATCTCCCTGTCCATTATCTTCACATGAAAACGCTCCAATTGAAATAGCTCCATTGCCTTGAAATTGAGTCCCTGCTTGATCACCTTGGGCCGCCTTATATCCAATTGCAACTGCATTAGCTTTCTGTAAATAATTACCAGCATTATAGCCAACTGCTACTGAATTAGCACCTTGTGTATTAGATCCTGCTTGAACACCTATAGCAACTGCATTAGCTCCCTGTAGATTTGCTCCACTATTAGTACCAATAGCAACAGTATAATTTCCCTGTGCGTTAGTACCAGATAATAAACCAATAGCTATAGATTGAGTACCTTGATTTACTTCACCAGCATCTTTACCAATTGCGACACAAAAACCTCCCTGATTAGTAAATCCTGTATTAGCACCAATAGCGATTGAACCATTACCTTGGGGTGTATTACCTGCATTAAATCCTAACGCTATTGCATAATTTGCTTGAGCAACATTACCTGCATTTAAGCCTAATGCAAAATTACCAGTATTAATTATTAAATTACCACCATAGTTTGCATAATTTGCATAAGTTGCATTTGTCACTATACCGGTAACATTTGCTCCAGCAATAGCATATAAACCACTACCATTACCATTATATATACCACTAGTTGATGTTATATTATTAGTTACATTCAAACTAGATAACGTACCTACACCTGTAATATTTGGCTGTGCGTTTGTTGTTACTACTCCGGCAAAGTTAGCAAAGTTAGCATTTACTGCATTAGCTATATTACCTATAAAAGTCCCTGATATATTGCCGACAACTATTAAATTATTAGGTAAATTTACATTACCGGTAATTTCATCAAATGTAAATCCTACATTGCCACCAAAACTACCACTATCATTATACTGAATTTGTGTATTAGCACCGCCAGGAGTTCCGTTGCCTCCGCCACCGTTGCCAGTTTGTGCCGTCCAACTTAAGTTACCAGTACCATCAGTTTCTAATACAAAACCATTTGTACCACCAGTTATTTTAATGTTAGCAACATTACCTAAACTAAGATTAGATCCATTCCAAGTAACATTTGGTATTCCACCAAATTGATTGTTATTATTATATTGTAATTGTGTATTACTTCCTCCCACAGTAGCAGGAGCACTAGTAAAAATACTCAACTGAGTAGTGTTTGGCGTAAAATTTATATTGTTAGTATCAACCGTAATATTAATATTATTAGGTTCTACTACAAAGTTTTGTGTTATTTCACTCATTATTGAAACCTTACTATCATTCCTATTGGTTCACGATTAAAATTTACTAGGCTGCTTAATGCATCAGTACGACTTACACCCAATGTAACAACTACTAATGTACTATTGGCTGCATTATTTGCTAATGTTATTGTTGGAGTAGCATTTGGACTACCTGTATTACCAGTTAAATTAGCTGGAATATAAATGTAACCTATACCAGTGGCCGCGGTAGTAAATGCCGCTGTTAAATTAGCACTATATGTTCCACCACCGGTACTTGGTTGAGGACTTAATAATGATAAGTTACCAATATTAATCTCATCTGTTACAACACTACTATAAGTGATGTTATCTGCTGTATAAAACTTAGCTGCCGTACTCAATGTCCAACCAGTACAGTTAATAGCGTTACCACCACTATCTGTAAAAGTAAAGGGCAATGTATAACTCTCGCCAGTGTAAATCTCTATACACGACATTTCTGTACCAGCTATCGTTACTGTTTTTGCTCCGTTTAGTAATAAACTCATTTTGTTGTTTCCTTATTAGTATTTATTGTTTTTTTATAATTTTGATTTACCAAGCTCAAGCTCTCCGGCTACGGCATAAACTCTAGTTCCACTAACTATATTTCTCATAACATAACCAGAAGCATTGTAAACTGCACCAGATGTAGCTCCACTACTGCCTACTAAAGTTACTGCTTGTGGCAAATTAGCCTTTAATTCAACTGTAGTCATACCAAGAGTATCAGTACGTAATACTGTAGGAGATCCAACAAAATTTATAAATGATACTATTTGTACAGTAGTATTAGTATCAGATACTAATGTAACATTCATAATATATTTTAGGTATTCCGTGGCCGCATTAACTGTATCAGAAAAAGTGGCAGATAAAAATATCCACCAATTATCTTGTCCGTTATAAATTTGCCAGTTTCCAGCTGCAACTGGCGTAAACATTCCTGTACTATTAGCATTATAGCCATCTGCTGTGGATGCTGTTCCTTGAAAAAACGGAAAATATTTAGTAGATGAAACAGTAGTACCATCTAAATAACCCGGATAATTATAAGTTCCGGTGGTATAGTCAATTGGTGTCGGAGTAGATGCCTGTATTTGAAATTCGGCAAAACCTAATGATTTAGTTGCACCGGCACTAGTCGCAAGATTATTATATCCAATAGTGTTGGCTGCTATAGCACTACCTAAAAGAGTTGCTAATACCATATTACTATTAGTAATAGTGTTTGCTTGAATATTATTACCAGTTATACCTCCGGTAGCTGTACCAGGATCATATGTTGTTACTCCGGGCCCAGCCCAAACAAAAGGAGCACTACTTAAACTACTACGACCAGCTTGTTCATTACGTGCTGTAACGCTCCAATAATAAGTTGCTGGAGGTAAATCAGCTACATCTATGGTAAGACTTGTACTTGCTGTATATGGACTACCATCTGCTTGACTTACAGTTTTATATAGCTTATGAGTAGAAACAGTTGAAGTTGTTCCATAATTAAAGTCCATGTACAATACAGATCCAGTTGATGAAGTTGTACTTGTTACTGCAAATGATTTAACATTTCCGTTACTTAATGGATTCGTTGCTACAGTAGGTGTTCCGGGAGCACTAAAGATATTAGGATCACTTAACCCAGTATTTGCTTCTGGTATAAAATCATCTAATGCGTTATCAGCATATATTGAACCATTGTATTCAAACGCTGTAATTCTTGCACCTAAGAAACCATCACTTGTTTTAGTTTCTTGTACTTGACTAACACGGAATAACTTATCTGTCCAACCATATTCTGCTAATGTAACACGAACTACATCACCTGCTACAACTTGTATGCCACTATAGTCTAAACTACAAACTATTGTTAAATCTTCTCTGCTTTGTAACAATCTACGTACACCCAAATATACTGCACGAACATAGTTATTGATTTGATTATATTGTATCGTTAGTTTATTATCTGGTTCGTTTGGCGATAGCAAACTTGGATCATACCATGCTGTTCCAACTGTTGTTAAATCAACAGTTTTGTAATCAGTTTGGTCATTAATGTTTGCATTTGGGTATTGTACTTCTAAACTATTGTATGTTTGATTTAAGTCAATTGGGTTGATATCAATACCACCTATCAATACTGAACTGTCTACACTATATAAATCACCTAACACTCCACTATATGGTTTATTCATTACAATAGTCCATTTACCAGTCAATTCGCTGTATTGTAACCAACTATCGCAAGCATCAACTAATTGCTGTAGATTGCTTAAACAATTGTCACCAACATTAACTGGACCGTCAATACGATATCTTGGCTGTGTAACATTGGGTGGTCCACCAACTGGCACATACTCAATAGTTTCATCACTGTATACGTCTAATGCAGTTAAACTTGCGGTATCAATGTTTGCTACGTCAATTGCACAACCATATACCGTATCAGTCATATAGTCAAGTAACACTTCGCCGGGTTTAGTTAATGTGTTATTTGTTTGTATGCTTATGCGTGGCATCTGTTTAGCATCTTGTACGTCTGCGTTGTATATTAGTTTAACAATGATAAAACTAGTATTAGTCATTACATCAGTGCTAGTCCAACGATCTGCTACAGGAATATTTGCATCTTGTAATATAGTAATAGCACTTGTGCCACCAGTATTGATACCACTACTAGAACCATTACTAAAAAGGTATATGTATGCCTTACCATCTATTGTAGTATCAACCTGTGGAGGTGTTGCGTTGTTAGTTAAACTTACAACTTTATTATTTGCACTATAATCTCCTGCACCTAACGTAACTTCTTTACCATTAAACAATATCTTATTGTAACTGACTGTTCCGGTAGTTGCTTCACATATACTAAAAACATAATACATTGTCTTTTGGTCAGTTGTGATTTTAGCATCTGTAATTGTACCTCCTAAA